TGCCAAGCTTGTTAGTGTGCCTAAGAACTCACGTTCTCGGCGCACTATCACCATCGAACCCTGTTGGAAACAGTTTGTTCAACAGGGGTACAATAGGGTTCTTCGAGATCATATCAAAGAAGATCCCATATTGCGATGGTCGCTTGACCTGAATCGACAAGAGCGAAACCAACAGTTAGCTCTTGAAGGTTCCCGTACCGACGAATGGGCGACAATAGATCTCTCATCAGCATCAGATTTGCTAACTGTAAAGTTAGTAAGCCGAGTACTGAAGGAGAGACCCCTCCTGTTGGAAGGGCTTCTTTATTGTCGCTCCTCTGGTATCTTTGACGGTTCAATCCGCCAGGATCTAGAGAAGTTTGCCGGTATGGGTAACGCGACGACCTTTCCAGTTCAGAGTATCGTATTCGCTGTCTTAGCGATATCGGCACTCTTAGATGGGATAAAAGCACCCACTTACTGGAATGTTGCGCGTGCTGCTCGGAAAGTCCGCGTGTATGGTGATGACATCATCGTACCAACACGGGCCGCACACAAGGTGGTCGAGTGGATAGAGCAGGCTGGCCTGACGGTCAACCTCTCAAAGTCCTTCTTGAACGGACCGTTCAAGGAGAGCTGTGGCGTCGATGCGTATGCAGGGATCGACGTGACCCCTGTATATGTAAGACACCACCCACTCAACATCTCTAAAAGGAGCCCGAGTACATTGGCTCACTTCACGGCTCTCTCGAATGAGTTCTTTTTGAGAGGGCTCTATGAAGCTGCTAACGTCTGTTCACGTTGGGTAGAGGCGGCTTTAGGAAGCCGTCTACCGCTCGTAAAACGGACAACAGGCGCACTCGGACTTCATTGTCGTCAAGAAACCTATGAGTTCCAGCGATGGAATTCACAGCTCCACCAACCCCAACTTAGGGCGTGGTGCATCCTTCCCAAGTTTGAGAAGGATGTTATTGACGGCTATGAAGCGCTGTTGAAGTTCTTTTGCTCTCAGGCTATGCCTGAGGACGAAAAACACCTTCAGCGATCTCCCGTACGATTCTCTTCGAGGATCGTTCAGAGATGGGTGACGCCATAATTGCTTGGCGTTCAAGTCCATGGATTTATAAACTTCCATGGCCAGAGAGGGCCCCGAAAGGGAGCCGGAGCCATCCACGTTCTGTGGATGGCA